AACACGTAAGCAGCACTCACCTGATCCACATCCGAGGCGTAGCCCTTGCCGGTGACGTACATGTTCATGTCACCAGATTGTACAAAGTCGGGCTCCACGCGCTCGAGCCTGATGTAGTTGTTCATGCCCACGGCGTCATTTTGGTTCGGCCCACCGTTCACCCAGCCAATGCTGTCCGTCTCAAAGTAGCTCTGAATTGCGCTCTGTTGACTCAGATTCACAAGGTTCGTGCCCGTCTCGTGCTGCCAGAGCGTGTAAGTATTTGAGGCGTTTGTCTCGGTGCCTGCCCAGATTGGGCGACGGAACACCTCAGAGAACGTGCCTGCCGCGCGACGAGCGCCTAGAGCCTCGCCCGCGTCGTACCAGATCTTGTCGCGCACGTTATAGATGATCGCGTCGGTGCACTCCGTGGCATCACCCTTGGGGTAAAACCACCAGACTTCGCCCCAACGCGGTATCTTCGTCGCCCAGACTTTCTGACGTTGCGCGTAGTTGACGTTGTCAAAGAAGTAGTTGATGTTCGTGTTGTTAGCGACCTCGCTCACAACGCCGTTGTACATCAGGAAGCGATCTACGCCGCACCAGAAGAACAGACCATCGTACTCAATCACGCTCGATGACGACAGGATTGAGCTCTGGCTCGTCACGATGTCGTAGCGCCAGTAGATCGTGCTCGTGCCCACAGTTGTAGGCGCGTAGCTCACGCGAATAAGCGAGTCAAGCGACCAGAACAGCCCTGATGGCGCAGTCGTGCCGCCCCTGACGGGCAAGCCCTTGACGATCTTGCCCGCAGAGACGGTGTTCTCATTTGAGTCAGCAGAGACCCAGTCTTGGAAGTTGCCCGCTGAGCAGTTCTTGATCAGACCGTTGTTGCCGTACACAAAGAGGTACGGGTGCAGCATGACGCAGCCACCAGACACGCTAATGTTGTTGTTAAAAGTCAACGTCAGAGCGCCTGACGTTGAGACCGTGTTTGAGAGCGTCACAGTCGTGGAGCTCGCGCCCACAGCCACGATGCTTACCGTTGTGTTGGCAGGCACGCCTGTACCTGTCACCGTCTGACCGACTGCGATGAGTGCGTTGACTGAGGCGATCGTGAACACGCTAGGCGGACCGATCACCATCGTGCCAGCAGCCGTGAAGACGCCGACCTGACTCATCGCGCCTGTTGGGAAGTTACCGATCAATACTGGCGTGTTGAGCGTGTTGTCAATGTGCACGAGATTTAGACCCGGATGCGCAATCAGCGTCTGATTGCCTGAGCCACCAGAGTCAAAGCCGATGTCCATCTGCCACAAGTTAAGCGCATCTACCGTGAAGTTGCTCAGCGAGATGTTGGTCGGACCCGAGCCCACGCCATCATCGTCATCCGTGACCCACTCCTGTAGACCGCCACTCCAGCCTGAGTAGACGTAGTTCAGACCATCCTCTGAGCTCATGATCATGCCGCGACTAATGCCCGAGGCGTTCTGAAAAATCCCTCGGTAACCGCCTATCTTACGCGGGCGACCGCGTTGAAAGCGCACCCACTTGCCGTCTACATAGACAGGCGCATCAAACTGCGTGCCATCGCGCTGGATGCCCGGCTTGATGTTGAGCGAGATAACTTTTGCTGTCAAAATGTGCCCCCTGCAATACCTGCGGGCACGAACAAACCGGACGTGGTGAGCGTGAGTGCGTTTGCGCCGTTCAGAGCAAAGCCCACTTGATTTGTTGCAGGTTGGTACAGACCCGTGTTTGTGTTGCCTGTAAAGTTCAACGAGGGCGCAGCAGCAGAGCCTGAGTTAATCGTGAGAGTCGTGACTGTGCCGCCCGAGGCGCTTGATGAGTTATAGACGTTTGTGCCGTCACAGACGACTGTCAAGGTCTGACCCTGCGCAACCGTTACCGTTGCCGCACCGACCGCGGAGGTCTTAAAAGTCAGCGAGAACGCGCCAGTCGTCTGGTTGTTCAGGTAATAAATCTGAACGGTCGAGGGCAGCACGACAATCTGGTTTGAAAGCAAAACCCCTGAGTAGCCCTGCACGACGTTGGCGTACTCAACCGCCGTGAGGGTCGTGGTGCCGCCCGTGACGACCTTGGCCAACTGGGTATAAGCAAACGTGTTTGAGCGCCCATACGCAAACGTGGCGTACCCGTCAACGCCGTTTGAGACGATGACCAATGACTCAGTCAATTGAAGCTGCTGCGTAGCTGCTGTGTCAATCGTGTCTGTGCCGCTTGGGGTAAGCGTCAGGATGCCTGTGCCGCCGTTGCGCACCATGACAAACCAACCATTGCCGACCGTAGACGCTGTGGGCAGCGTGATCGTGCCTACGCCGCCTGACCAGACCAAGAACTGAGCACGGTAGGTTGTGTTTAACGTAACGCTTGAGAAGACCGAGCTCTCGGCGTATTGCTGATTCAGCGTCGTGCTAATTGCGGTCAGACCGTAGCCTGCCAAAGCCGCAGCGTTTGCCGACGAAGTACCCGCTCCAAACGTGACGGTAGACCAAGTGCCGTTGTTTGTTGTGTTATTGGTTAAGAAGATGTACTGAGCGATACCCGAGGCAATTGAAACAATCGTGTTGCCTGAGATGTCTGTGACCGTGAAGGTGATTGCGCCAATGTTCTGAATCAGCACGCTCTGACCCGTGCTCACCTGCAGCGCAGAAGGCAGGTACAGCTTTAAGCTGCCAACGGTTGCGGTGACCTGAATGATTGCGGCAACAACGTCTGTGCTTGTCGTGCCGTTGATTGGCCAGTCAAGCTCCGTGTCTGCCGAGATCGTCAGCGCTTCGTAGCCGATCTGACTCGGGTTGATTGTCTGTCCCGTGATCGGGTTGACGTAGGTGTTGGTCATAGTTACCTCTAAGAGTCCACAGCGATTGCTGAGCGGTCACCCACGCGAGTCACATCCTCGGCTTTGAGCGCCTGCATTGCCATGTCGTACTTCTGTTGAAATATCTGACGTGCGTCGTCTTTAAGGTAGATCACGGCCTGCAACAGCGCCCCGAAAATCATCGCATTGGGGGCGTTGTTTGTGATCCAGTTAGTCTGGTTCGTTGATGACAGCGGCTGCAAGCGCTGGTAGACAAGCACCTCAAAGGTGTACCCCTGATCGGGGATCGGCGACACGAACCAGTTGTCGTAGTCGTAGTCGCCGTAGTATAGAGGCAGACCCTGGGGGCTCTCGGCGTTGTAATTGGTCAGGTACTCGTACTTGCGTAAGAAAACGGGCGTCTTCTCGCCGCCCGAGGTGACCGACATTGACACGGTCTTGCGCCACCGAGCGGGCTTCTGAATGATCGGGTTGCCGACTGACATCACGCCCTGCGCAACCTCAATCTGACCAAGCGTCTTGATCTGCTGAGCAATTTCAAACTCAGCCAAGGTGATAAATACGGGGATTTGATCAACAACGGCTGCGTCATTACGCTCGAGGTACTGCTCGATCGTTGTGACTAAGTTGTCGTAAGTTAGAGCAAAGCTCGCGGTCATAGCGCCACCCACAAAAGTGAATTTGAGTGCGTTTTATCACAAAGCGCTTGAATTGACATTTTAGCCTTTATCCTGCTAATTTAAAACCACAATTTACCCGAGCATTGAGCTTGCCTTGACCTTGACGGCCGCCACACGGTTAAGCCAGCCTACACCGTAGACGGTAAAAGAATCAAGGCTACGGTAAAACTCTTCTTTGTTTTGACTGAATTGCTCAATCAACACAACAGGGTCAGCCGCCCAAACAGCCGCTAAAGTAACAGGTCCTAGTCCACCATCAGGCGTTGTACCTACAGCAGCTTGCAAGAGCTTAATTGAGCGCCCCGGACCGGCGTTTACGCCCATATCAAAGACTAAGTAATCAATGCCAGAGGGTAACTCGTCAGCACGAACAACGTCCCAGTACTTCTTCTTGTACAAGGGTTCGACATCAACAGCGGTGAGCTTACGCATATCGTCGTGCGTCACTTGATGACCAACGTGCTGTTCCCAGTTGTACTGAGTCACGCCAAGCATGGTTGAGCCTTTGCGCCCGTCTGGTAACTTGTTGCCGTCATCACGCTCGTCGTCTGTGAAGCCGCCTTCTGAGGCGAGCATTTGTTTAAACGCTTGATCCCAATTACTAATCATTTACTCATCTCCGTGCTTGCTAGGTTAATACGAGTCTTTGCTTGTGAAATGTCTTTGGGCGGTATCTTGAAACCCACCGCTATGTAGCCTACAAACCTGCCTTGCTCTGGTGGTACGGAGCCACGGCACATATACGTCACGCCATGCTTGACAGCGTACTCACCGAGCTTTGAGCTTGGCACAAACGGATCGCAGGCTACTTCGCCTTGAAACATCGTGATGACCGCACGGTTGCGTTCAGGCGAACTGGTAAACAAGGCGTTGATTACGCCCTCAAGAGACTTTTCACGCCCCTGATTGCTCATTGCTAAGATGGTTGTGCGGCTGTTTGATTGAAGATTGACTGAGTTAACCACCACCACATCTGCGCTTAAGTCGTAAATCAAAGACTTGGCAATAGCTTCAACCAACAACGGTTCTTTGAGTTCAGTCTTTTTGCTACTGATTGCACCCAAAATGACCTGCCGT